CGTGACCGTTTCCAGCTGCCATATAGAGTGGTGTCCAACCAATATGATTACACGCGTTGATGTCAGCACCCGCCTCGAGCAATGTAAGTACATCTTGTACATCACCGATTTGGGCGGCTATTGACAACGGTGTAAACGCCATACGTATACTATGTCTACAATCCTTAAACAATGTCTTTATTAAAATTCTAGGGTCTAGAGTCTATCCATACTCACGTGGAACTCGAGCTTGTCTCCATGACGTGCAGAGAGACACTCGATATGGGTCTCCAAGTCACATGCAAATTGCTGATATTCATATACTATACCATCAGGGGTCAATAGAGTGGGTTTCTGTACACGAGGGAGATCCATTACTGTGATTGGAAGTGTTACGTAGTTACAGTCTTCGTAGTCAGGAAATATCTTGAAGGCGATGACGGGGTGCTTGGAGAGGACAATCTGACCAGTATCAAGTTCCTTGAGGGAGAGTACATAGTTTCCAGGTTCGGCTTTGATCATGGTGGTAGACATTGTTATAATTATAATGGGAATTGATTTCACTTAGGCAGTTAAAGAACATAAACTATGACAATTCAAATGGATCTTTCAAAGCTTTCTAAAATGGATCTTTCCAAGATTCCCAAAAACCTGTTAGGTATACTTCAAGATAAAGAACTCTCAATGGCTCAGAAAATGGTGGCATTTAACATGTTCATACCAAATTTACCAGCTAGTCCAGAACACGATAAGGCGTATGACGACAACCTAGAGGTTGGTCGCAAGATTAAGCGTCTTGTAGATGAGGGGAAGATTCGTATAGGTGGATTTGATAAAAATTTCAAACTTGAAATAATTACCAATTAGTTATATGCCTTTCTAAATTTTCTTCTACATCATATTGATCCGGGTCGACCGGGATGGTGTGATTAATTTTAATGGGTTTCTTTTTGATATCATCCTTCCAATTTGGGAAACGGCGCTTTCCCTCACCTGGTGCATCAGATGGTGGTATGAAATTGTCTTTTTTACCATGGACACATATAGGTAAAAGTCTTGTTAGCATTTTATTATGAACACCTAAAATCTTTAATAGTTACTTAATAGAAAATTGGATCTTCAAAAACCTAAGTAAAGAAGAGACACATCATATTTATACATTCAACAAACATGAACACTTCTACTATGCTCACCGAAATCAAGAACATGATCAACGAGAACGAGTACTTCAAGGACCTCCTCAAGGAACAGGCTAGGAAGATCGAGGAACTCAAGCAGTTGATCAAGAAAGCTGACGAAGAGCGAATCTCGAAGCTCCTCGAGGATGAGATTCAAAGAGTTGGAGCTGTTCTCAATGAGTCTGAGAAACCATCCCTCTTTGAGACGACTGCGCGAACCAAAACGTATACCATAAACCAGGAAATTGTTGAGCACCTCAGGGAACTTGGTGAAATGACCTCTGACTTTTACAAGTCAGGTGCATATGAGACAGCTGCTCAAATCATTTCCACTCTTGATTATGAAGTGCATAACGGTGAGAGTCTCCTCAAGATTAATGGTATTGGAAAGGGTATTGCCGCCAAGGTTGATCGGTTTCTCGATGAGTACTTTGATGAGACTGACTCTGAATCCGTCGCTTCTAATGAAGGTCAAATTCTCGAAGACTCGGATGACGATGAATCCGTCGTTTCTAAGGAAGGTCAAATTGTCGAAGACTCAGATGATACTGACTCCGACTCCGACTCCGACTCCGACTCCGATACGGAATTTTTGGTTTCCTATAACCATGATCTCGTGGATATCTTCGACAAGCTCGCTTCATATGAAGAAGACTCACATAAGAGGAATGCCTACCGTACAATTGCTGACGCGATCCACGCTCTACCTTTCAAGGTAAAGAGTGGTAAAGAGCTTTCGAAGGGTCCTAAAAAGGTCAGTGGTATTGGTAAGAGTGCCGCTAAGATCATCGATGAGTTCCTCGAGACTGGTAAGGTTGAGAAGCTTGATAAAGTTGGCTCAACCAATGAGGAAGTCGCTTGGATCCTTGAAGCTCTCGCCTCCCTCGAAGGTGAGGAACATGGCTCAAAGGACGCATTCAAGATTCGTGCGTACAGAAAGGCGGCGGACACCATCCGCGAACTTGACTATGAAGTAACGAGTGGTAAAGAAGCTATGAAGCTTCCAGGTATTGGTAAAGGTATCGCCAAGAAGATTGATGAGTTCCTTCAGACTGGAGAAATTGCGAGACTTGAGGAACTTCGTTAAATCCAAATTACCTTTACCATATACATAACTTTTAATAAATATAAATAATTTTTACTTGAACACCGCTTTTGTTTTACCATCATAGACATTTACAATCCCCGATGCTATCATTTTCTGATTAACGGATATTTTATCCCCCCTATGACGATATACACTTACAAGGGGACGACCGTATTTATCATTTTTGTAACATTGTATCCACACCCAACCATTTACTTTATTTCTACACATGAATGGGTTCCATAGTCTAGGGGTCGTTCGATCATCAAAACCACATTCTTGTTTAAACATATCTCGTGCGCGTTTGGCTAAGTGGATGTGTTCATTTCGTTCTTGCATGGCGAGACTGGGTTTCATCTCGGCTGAATCGTACCCGAGTGTGCGAAATCTAAATTTCAGGGGACGACCATGCTTCATGATAACCGCGTTAAATGTATCACCGTCATAAACACTTGTTATTTTAGCATACCCTTTATAATTATCTAGACTGAAAACTGGGATAGAATCGTCGACACCTGACAAAGCTCTCTTACTAAAACACCAGTTCATATATAAAGAAGTAATAGCTCCCCTTTAAACTTTTTTCTCAGTGTATATTAAAAAATGACTCCAGTACTCGTATCTGTGGACAAGGCGGGTGATCTCAAGCTCGGTAAGCGTAAGTGCCGTCTCCACAAGAAGGGAGATGTGGTGAAGGTTGCGAAAAAGTACGGTGTTCCCAACGCCGCGGAGAAGACTGTTAAGCAGCTCTGTGGTTCTATCAAGAACAGGGCTAAGGCAAGCAATGATGGGATGAATAATGTTCCCCTCGCTAAAATGTACCCCGAGGCTGCTAAGAAGCGTGCGGCTGCTAAGAAGCGTGTGGAAAAGAAGGTGTTCAATAGGAAAGTTGCTGCCAACTTTATGAAGAAGATGACAACAAAGATCACTTCCCCAGTACGTATTACCAAACCCTCGAAGAAGGCTCAACCCATCACCAAGGAGGAAGGTATAAAACGGATCAAAATGATGAAGAATCTCAACAGGGATGTAAGGTTAAAGCTCGCGAACCGTATTCAGAGGGGAACCATGTCTCCTCGTAAGGTGGTCAGGGTGGCTCGTGAGCTTTCTAGATTGGGGGCTCCTTCATCTCGTGTTAATTTATAAATCAATCTTCTCCGTCGTCTGCGTTGAATTTAACAAAGACTTCATCGTTCCAATCGTTGGGATCGGTATACTTCTTCTCTGATGTGTCGTAGAAAGATTCACTATCTTTCATCATCATCTCCCTAACAGTTTCGTATAGAACTGTAGAGAGTGCAAATTTGTATGCAAGAAAACCAATAAATGTGGCTCCATAATCAAAATCGAACGCAAAAGGTGCGTTATTCCACGACACTTCAAAAGCAGCTGCACCCAAAGGTGCCGCGAACTCCTTTTGAAATGCCGTTTCTTCAAATTTATCCACCCGATCAGAGAGAAGACTCATATATATGTATGACGTTATCGCACCTACCGATGCAGATACACCCTGGTCAGCACCTTGTGTGATGAAGTATGATGCACTCAAAACAGAACCATAACCAGCCGTAGATTTTTTTAGAGTTGTTTTGAGACGGGTATATTCGGTAGGAATCGGTTTAGAAAGCGCGTAAGTGGTAGACATTCTACATAAAACATACTTAAAATCTTTATATTAGTTATAGTAAATGCCATGTCAGCGTTGTATGAAGAAATGTGGGGTTCCCATAGATTGTCGATACTGTGAGGGGAGTTTCTGTCCGAGTTGCATTAATCTGACGAAACATGCGTGTCAGGGTGCCGATATAAAGAAGATGAAACAACGTAAAGAACTCGAGGAAAATATAGCATTTGAACCACCACCGAAGTGCTTAAAGATTTAACCTGTATATTAAACAGCGTGAGAGGTGACCCGCATTCATAGCTCAGTGGTAGAGCGCAAGCTTAGTAAGCTTGAGGTCAGGGGTTCAAAACCCTTTGAGTGCATTTTTAAATATGAGATCCACATTTAAAAACGTACACACTTAAGGAATACAGTATTACGATAGATAGATGTCTCTCGGAGTAAAGAAATTATATTATGATTCTATTATTCCTACTCGTGGCTCCTATGGCGCTGTTGGTTATGATATATATGGTAATATGGACTGTGTTATTCGCTCGTCGGAACGTGAGCTTGTCTCTACGGGGATCACAATTGTTCTACCATCTGGGGTATATGGACGAATTGCTCCCCGATCAGGTCTCGCCGTCAAATACGGTATCCAAGTTGGAGCCGGAGTCATCGATCCAGACTACACCGGGGAAGTTAAAGTCATTCTTTTCAACCATGGGGAGAAAGACTTTGAAGTTAAGAAAGGTGATCGCATCGCTCAGCTCATTCTTGAGACGTGTAAAACACCGCCGATCGAAGAAATTACCATAGTAGAGGAGACTGATAGAGGATCAGAAGGTTTTGGATCTACGGGTAAATAAGATAGTGAAGAGGATAAATAAAATTATTGCCGCAATCATGATGTAATAGTTTAAATTTAATTCATCCTTGGCTTCCTCTTTGGTTTCCTCCTCGACTTCCACCTCGGGAGGCTCCGTTGATGTACCAAAACAATTTTCCGTTGTCACAAATTCATCCTTTTCTTCTTCTGTACATGCATCTGGATTTTCACATAATTTACAGGCTTCATTTTCTTTGCATTTACAGCATTGTTTTAAAGAATTTTTGGGAAAAGATACATTATCAGCTGGTGCCATAAATCCAGATTTACAAACATCCTCACTCACCGGTTCACACCCTTCGGGAATTATTTCGATACCACGCATCGTTCCATCAGGTTCTTGAAGTTCGATTGTATCTGCACCACAATCCATATTTATATACTATAATATTTTATTTACAAAACCATAAGTCCTCGGATTGAGGCATAAAAAGGATACCTTGACTCATAGTCATATATAATTTCGCTTTGTTAATGTCTGTGTAAGTGTATAGTAACCATCTCTCCCAATATTCACCCCTAAAGAAATCATCCCAATCCTCTTTAGAACTTTCTTTGATTTTCAACATCCCTCTATGTATTTGAGACTGATCCCTCTCTATTCGCAGCTCCTTAGGAATGATAGCACCTTTCCTAAGAAGATGTGCCCGCATGAGTCGTGCGTTACCATGATCTAGATAATGTTCAATACGTTTCTCACCAAAATCGATAGCTCTTTTATTTGGAAGAATAACTCTATATTTATGTGCGATAGATGGACTTGGTGTTAAAACGACGTGCATATGATATTATATAAGGAAATAATACACCTTAAACACATGCTCGAATATACATCCTTAGATGGTATCAAAATCCAAGTTGGGCAGGATGCAAAAGAAAATGACCAACTGACGATGACGAGTGACCCTAAACACTGGTGGCTGCATGTGTCTGGGTGTCCGGGTGCTCATGTTGTCGTGTGTCATTCAGGTGACCAACTACCGAAGGAGACGAAGAGGGATGCTGCGGTTCTCGCGGTCTACCATAGTAAGACACCAAATACGAAGATGTCACCAGTGGACCTTGCTAGGGTTGACCAAATATCAAAGTATCAAAAGTCAAATCACGGATTAGTGACTTTGGAAGGTGAAGTTATGCAACTCACAGTTTTCATGAATAAGGAAAAACAGAGACTTGATAGATTAAAGTAAACCCGTGTAAAGTCCAGCGATGTAGTACACATCTTTGAACCCGAGACCTTCTAATTTCTCTGCTGCAAATCTGGCCCGTTGCCCAGTGTTGCAATAGACAAGTATACCTCTCTTGGGGAGTTCTGTGGTGGTCTTTTCGTTAATCTTATCGACTGGGATGTGGAGTGCTTTGGGGTAGTGACCAGCACGGTACTCGACCACTGTTCGTATATCAATAACCACTTTGATCTTACCATCCTTAATGAGTCTCTTGGCTTCTTCGGCAGACACCAGGTTCTGACCAAAGTATGTATAGGCTGTGAGAGCGGTGAGACCACCGATGAAGAATAGGGGAATCATTTAGTACTTGGTGAGATTTTAACTTTTACATGATCCATCTCAAAGCAACATTGGGCGTTCCCATCGTATGTTCTTTGACATGCACGACAATAGTACATAGTTTTGATACATTTTAGGATATATACAAACGACTTAAGTGTTTTAATTACCGAAAGCGACACCAGCCATACCATTCTTGATACGAAGAATGTTATAGTTGACCGCGTAGACGCGGTGAAGGGCGTTACCACCGGTGGGATTGTTGAGTACCAGCTTCGCATTATCGATGCGTGAGAAGTTTAGGGACCCAGTGGGTTGCATTTTGCTCATGGTCAAACAGAATGGCCATGAGTAGGTTGGGAGATCATCAATAATGTTATCGGGTAGATCTGTGCAATGCATCTCGGGAACCACATCGTGATGGTACACATTGGAGGTATTTTCAAAGAGGGCGACACCGTTAATGTAAAGGGATGATGTATCGAAATTGTATTCATCGGCCCAAGGACTTCCAGTCGCGTTAGCCGATACAACGTGAAGAGACTTCACGGGGTGGTTAAAATAACTGAGGTCGATTTCGGTAT